CTGCTTGTTCACCAGATCCTATTAGTTCTATTCCAGTATTATCTGTGTATGTACTTGCCATGTTTACCTCACTATTTCTGTATATGTCTCTGTGCCACTAGGCGTAATCTCTGTCCATGTTTCTGTGCCACTCGGAGTTATTTCTGTAAAAGTTTCCTCTGTTGCTCCTGCATTTACTTCTATGTAGAGTATATCTCCAGAAGATGTTTTTGTAAAATTCAAATCTGCTGTAGCTGATGTGATAGCTATTAATGTGCCATCTGCTGTTTTTATAAAATTAGAACTTAAATTTATTTCCGTAATATCTAATCTGTTTGCAGCAGTCGTTTGTGTAAAGTCTCCGCTTATATCAGCAGAAGCAGAGCCAATAAATATTGCAGTAGATGTTTGTGTAAAATCTCCACTTAGATCTGCTACACCAGCTAGTATACCAACACCTACAGATGTCTTAGATGCAACACCATTTAATTCCGCAGTAGCCGCTAATAAATTACCACCAACATCTGCAATGGCGGCTTCGGCTATAGCAGAATGACCCAACATTAATCAGCTTCCTCTATCTTGTTGCCTTCAGCTACCCATTCTTGGATTGCTTGGTAGTGTCTGTTTTTATCATTTATTGGCACAAATGTTACAACATCATCTATAGTTGCAAAAATGCCTATATTACCATCTCTTAATGGATCTTTCTCATACTTTGCTGATTTTATATTCATGTCATATCCTTACAATTCTGCATCACAATTTAAAAATCCATTATCTTGAAACGCTAGATTTACACATTGACCATCACCAAAACTTGTACTAATTCCATTCAAAGCAAGAGCCAACTGCACTACACTTCCATCATGTAAGTCAGGATTAGCATATACACCCATAGTAGTATGTTGCGTATCCCAACTACCTCCAGTGCCAAGCCATATACCAAAACAATTATTAGATGTTCCTGACGTTGTTATAGTTGGTTGTGTTCTTAGTGGAACAGGTAATTGTAAAGGACACCAAAGATAGTTAGTATTATTTCTTACACCATTTACAAAAAATTCATATAAACTACCACTAATTCTGTATAAATACCTCTGACACAAAGCTAGTTCTTCTGCAACTGACCTATGCTCAAATGGTGTGACTTGTGAGCCTACTTCTAGTTGTACTCCAGTAAGAAAGAATGTTGCACTTGATGTTGTAATCCAAGAAGCATTATGACCAACAGCCCAATTACTTGAAGCACCCCAAGCATCATTTGAGCCTGATGTAAAATTAGAGCCAGAACTCAAAGTCCAACTAAGTCTTAATCCTGACCCATTATCATTATTTATTATATCAGAAGTATTACCATTTATTTTAACTGTTTTATATTCCCATGTATTTGCTGAATTTACAGTGTATGTTGTAGAATAATATTTACTTGCATCTTGTTGAAATACTGAAATGGCATATGTACCAGTTACAGAAGATTTAACATGAAATGATAATGTTAATGTTTCAGCAGAGCTTGTTCCATACTTAAGATGTTGAAGATTTTGTGCTTCAATTTTCTGATTAATCATTAAATACTCATTTGTATCTATTGCACTCTCAACAGTTCCAACAGAAAGTTTAAATGAATTAGAAAATCCATCAGGTGTGTCAGTGCTTTGGTCATAGTTAATAACTAATTGGTCTGTATTAGCTTTAGTAATTTGAAATCTATCAGCACAATAATCACCATGCGACACATCATTTAAATCCGTGCCCCTTTGTGATATTTGTAGTCCACCATTTATGAGAATGTTTCTTCGCCCACCAATCTGACTATTGGTTAGGACTTCACCCATCTTTGCTAATTCTGCTGCTTTGGTCATGCTAGGTCTCCTAAAAATACAACGGATAATTCTTCTTGGTCTAATGCACCACCACTACTTGTTTGAAACCCAAAAAATCCTGCCGACCCTGTTGTTTTTCCATTACTATCTGACATAGCACCATACCTACTAGCACCTTCAGTGTTTCCACCAGACATAGGAGTTGCATAATTAATGTTGCCCATGTCATTAGCTATAGTTAGAGTATAATCACCTGTGCCATTGTCTGTTGCACTTGTTAAATTAAAACTGTCTCTCAAGGCAAAAGAGCTTCCACCATCCAAGTTACACCATGCTTTTCCACTACCCTCTGCAACTGTAGCCATTGGCACTGAATTATTACTACTTGCATCTGTTAATGTGTTTACTCTTAATATACTAGCCATTATGCAAGGTCTCCCAAACTTGTACCATGAACGGTTTTATCAGAAAAAGATTCTGCACTATTTTGACAATGAAGTTGATAATTACTTGAATCTGTAGCTACAGCAGCTGAGCCATAAGTTACTTGACCAGATGCCATGCAATTGTATAGTGCATCAGAATGAGCAGAAGTTATAGCTACTCCTGATTTACCTGTAGCTACATCAGTATAACCAGATATGTTAAAAGAGTCTCCATCAATTGCCGCACCTGCTTGGTCACATTGAGAAACCCATGATTTATTTAACCCTTGTTGCAGATTAGTTGTTGTACTATTGCCTTCACCTGTAACATCAATAGAACCTGCTGTGGTTACACCTGTAAATTTATCTACTTTAAGTTCACTAGCCATTATGCGAGGTCTCCTGAAATAATAGATGCGACTCTTACAGAATCTGCTTTACTACCACCTTCGTAATATTCTATGTTTATGTCACTTGCAGACTGTCCTTCAAAACTAAAATGGACATTGGTTCTTGTATTTGTATCTTGTCCAGCAGTTGTCGCTGCAAAGTTATTACTTGTATTCATGTTGTTAGTAAAATTAGGAGAATAATCTCCTGTGCTATTGTCAGTAAGACTACTTATATTAAAGCTACCATGTATTGAAGCAGCACTACCAGAAAATTTAATCCATGCTTTAATCAAACTTTGAACAGTGTTTTGCGTTACACTACCTGCATCAGATACATAAGTAGACGTATTAGCAACCTTCACATTCGTGCCACCTGACCCTGCTTTATCTACAATGGTATCTACATTTAATTGACTAGTCATACGATACTCCAGTAGCCATTAACAGTAACTGTTGCTGACTGTGTTATAGGACCTGCACTTACACCATTCTCATCACTATCTATTGTAATGTCTGCACTTATTGTTTGTCCGTTTAATCTAATAATACTATTGTTACCCTTGAAAGGATACCTAGTATCTGACTCTGTTTTTGTATAAGAGTTTGCTACAGAAAAAGTATCATATACGACCATTTCTACTATGTCGTTCAAACTCGCTGCTTGGACTAATACAACAGTTGTACCAGTTGTTGCAGTGTAGTCATCACCCGGCACTAACAAAATACCATTTTGATATACATCCATGTACAGACTATCAGTGTAACTTAATGATAGTGAGTTGGCATCTGATCCACTAAAGCTAGTTTGTCCAGCGGTGGCTTGATACTGAAACCTACTTCTTACACCAAAATTTTCTGAACGACCTATGTATGGCATTGTTTATACTCCAACCAATTTATATGCACCAAATGTTGAATAAGGGGTAGGTTGCACTATTGCACTACCACTTGAATCGGCAGCTTGAACACGAGCATCAACATAATCATCACTATCTAAAGTAAGTATTGCGTTTAAGGTTGCAGTCGCAAACCTTGCATTGTTACCTGCAAAATTAAAATGACTATTTTTTACCTGAGAACCATTTTTATATAACATACCAAATATATTTTGTAGTTGTGCATCACCCTCAGCAGAAACACCAATAGATACGTAAACAAAATATTTACCTGCTACTGTAGGTGTAAATCTATAATTTGTTGAATGGTCATATTTACCATCAGTATCAAAAATTTCAGTATCAAATTCCACTATAGTGGTGCTATTGTCCGTGAGTGTTTGATTACTACTAACTTCTGCTTCAAATGCAGGACTATTTAAAGTGCCTATACCTTCGCCTATTATTTTAGTTAAAGCCATCCGTTACTCCTATGCGTATGGACTGTCACCTAACACACTTGTATCCCAAGCTGCTTTTAACTTAGCAATAGTGTCTGCATCTGATATTGCCTTTGCAGCAGGAGCATCTCTCAATGCTTTTTTCTTTGTAACACTAGCTGCTTGTGCAGAGCTATCTCCAGCTTCTAATGCTTTCATATAGACAACATCTTCTTCTGCTAATAACGGAGTTCTAACTTCCCTAATCTTATCTTGAAAAATCTTTTTAGATTCAGCTAGATCCTCTGTTATTGTTTTGCCAGATAATGTCCAAGCATTTCTGAAATGTCTGTCTGATGGCACTGTTGCGTCTGATGCTGCAATAGTATTACCATCTTTATCTACTATGTTTGTTGTTGCCATTTAAGCCACCTCATCTTTCTGTATGGTTAGTTCTTCATTAATCTTCCAAGCATTTCGCCATACTCTTGTGCTAGGAAGTTGATTCTTTCTGCATATAACCATTCTTGGTTTATTTGCTTTATCATAATCTCTCCACACTCTTTGTGGAATATCTTTCATAATTAAATACTCTATGGCTCTTTCTTCTGTTATTGCTTCAATAGGCTTTGTGTTATGTAACAAGTAACCTCTTGTATGCTTTACAAAATCTGGCTTTGCTTCATCCTTTGCTAACTCCCAGTATACTTCAACTGGTGGTATGCCACCTTGCAATGCACAAGCCATCCAATTAGGGTCAGGGTGTGTAACCTTTGCAGGTTCATCAGGTGTTTCAGGGTCTTCCCATACAACACAATATTCTGTTCTATGTGGCTCTAGCTTTTCTTTTGCCCAACACAATCTATCCCAAAGATGTGTGCCTTGAAATTCTGGTGTGATTATTGTCATGCGAGTTCTCCATGAATTAAAGCACTAACATTAGCTCTATCAACGTCACCATTATCTATGGTATGAAAAGTAATGTTAAATGCTCTAGCTGTAGTATCTATAAATACTGAATTGTTTGTTTTTCTATCTCCAATATTACCACTACCTGCTGCACCAAGATTTGCCATATTATTAGAAAAATTTATGTACGTTCTACCTACAGCATTGTCTGTTAAAGAGCCAACATTAAAACTGTCAGTTATAGATGTTCCGTCATTGGTTAAATAATTTGCCCAAACTTTAGCACTACCATTCAAAAGATAATCAGTATCTATACTTCTTGCAGTGCCTTCTATCTGCCCACTTGTCTGTAATGTATCAAATGCTATTGTTCCGTTTGCCATTATGAAAGGTCTCCATGTACTGTAACCATAATTACATCACTGTCTGTTGAGTTGTTAGCATGAATTTCTGTACAAAATATTCTACACCCAGTAGTATGTTGCTCTCCTTGACTATATTGCATAGCAATATGACCAGATGCAGAATCTGCATTTGACATTTGAGCATAATCGTCATTACCCATGTTAGTTGTAAAGGCAAAATCATAATCGCCTGTGCCGTTGTCAGAAATGCTAGATTGATTAAAACTATCTCTTGTTGATATGGTTCCTTCACCTTCAATTTGACTAAAAAATTTACACAACCCTTGCTGAATACTTGTCTGATTGCTACCCTCACCTCTAATAGTCATAGAGTTTGCACTTGCACTAACTACAGGTGTTGAGCCAATGGTTATGGTTGTTGCAGTAGACTTGCCTGTGATTGTGTCTAGTATTACTTCACTCATAAATAATTACCCTTATCTTATTATGCTGACTACACAAATGTCTGTATCAATTAAAGTAGCATCAGATGTTCTTTTAACTTTGAAAGTAACCTCATTTGTTGCAGCTACTATTGATTCTGCTCCTACTGGAAGTCCACTTGAACTATCGCCATCTATCGCCCAGCAATAATTTGCATCTGACATATTAACAGAAAAATTTACTGTGTAATCAGCAGTTCCGTTATCTGTAATAGAACTCACATTAGCACTTTCACGAATAGCAACTGTACTAGTGCCATTAAAGTTAACCCATGCTCTACACCCATAAGCTGTCACAGCAGAACCAAACCCTGAGTTAAACTTCATGTCATCACTAGCTGTTACCACACCTGTTACAGCTAGTGTGCCACCCATTGTAGCATTTGCACCACTTAATGTTATAGCAGTATCACTACCACTTGTGCCTTGTATCGCATCTACTTTGATTCTACTCACGATACCACCAACCTTCCACCACTATTCACTGTCAATGTAACACCACTATCTATTGTAAATGTTCCAGTGACCTGTGCGTTTTCTGTGGCTAATATTGTTGTATTAGCAGTTAAGTTTTGTGCATTAGTTCTAAACAAACCACCTGCTTTAAAGTTACCTTTGTTCTCATCTGCTGGTGTAACTGTGCCAGTTTGTGGTGCTAAGAAGTTTACAAAGATATTTGCAGTTCCAGAACTAGGTGCAGCCGTAAATGTCAAGGTTGTACCATCTGGTATTGTATATGCTGATGTGTCTTGAACAACACCATCTACAGATACAAGCACATCTTGTACTGAACTTACTGTTCTATTTAATGTAAATGTAGTATCTGAGTTATCGCCATTGAATCTTTGTACGGCAGTTGTAGCCTCAAAAGTTGTAACTGGTGACTTACCAACAAAAGGCATTATGTAATCTCCATGTAAGATAAGGCAACGTCTGTTGCACCTGTTGCAGATACTGATATGCTATCTGTTGTTTCTAGCACAACTTTGTTACCAGCCAAAAGTTCTAATGA